TTCATCAAAGATTTTTTCACTGGTTAAATTTTCTAGCTTCAATTTCTCAATGGCGCTTCCAACAAACCCCATAATCTTAGCCATTTCGGTGGCAGGGTATTCGTCTTTTCTCTTTTTGCCAAAAAGCTCATTAACCTCTTGCCCATTATGATTACGCCAATTCTCAAATATCAGTTGATGTTCGCTGTAGCTTGACCATTTACTCATTATCCAAAACCTCGTTAAGCAATCTATTAATTCGGTCTGCTTTGGTGAATACTCGCGCTTTATTTCCCTTTGCCTCTTTTATCATAAAAGCGCCAGGAGTTGAAGGCTCGGAAACCATATCAAAACAAATCAATTGGAAGTCTTCTTCTACCGTTGTCTGGCCGCCAGAATCCGTCACAGAACCCATTCCTCTGGAAGAAATGCCTAGTTTTACTCCGGATTCAACTAAAGATCTCAGTATCTTGCCAGACGGCGTATCAAGAACTTTGATTTTGCCCATCACATCATTGTTGTCCATCCAGATCTTTGTAATCATGTGTGATGCGTTTCTAAGATTAATTACAGAATCGTCGGGATGATCTAATTCGCCCAGTGCTCTATTTTCTTTGACTATCTTTTGATAATTCTGGACTTCTTTCTTGAGGACATCGTAAGGATAAACTCTACCATTCCCATTAACAGTGTCGGCTTTCTGTACAATACCCGAAAGCATCATGCCGCCGTTAGACACAAATCTTTTTTCCTCTTCGGTTAAAAGATCTTTGCAAACGCCGCCATCGCACAGTGCGTAATATTCTCGTAGTAGTTTCATTTTGTTTGTCCTTTTCTCCATGCGGGCGCCAGCCGCATGCGTATGCAGCCAGATTTACAAAGCCTGACCGGCTGAAGCATCCACTTCTTAGTCCACGTGGTATTCATTGTTGTCCTCCTTGTTTCTGCCCTCTGTGTTTCTTCGCTATGGAGGTTTCCAAAGTTTTAAGCACTCTTTGGAGAATTGCGCGGTGACGCACCAAATCAACACCAGGAAGCGCCGCGAGTTTAGAAAAATAAGCCTCCAACTGATTTACAATACCTCTTTCTTGACTGGTTTCTTCGGCGCCGGCAGATATTCTGCCTAAAGCGTCCTTCTTCTGTTGCGAAGTGGAAACGGACTGCTGCTTTAAGGCAGTAGGATCTGGGATTTGCGCCTCCGAAAGTACATAACTTATTTCTTCTGCAATAATTTTTCTAAGTTGTCTTTTAGTGAATTTCATTGTCACCTATCTCCATGGCTTGTGCAAGTTGAATTCCTTTATCTCCGAAAACCATATTAAAAACATAAGATGTTCCAGATGATAGCCACCCGAGAAGAAAGAAATTGGCGATAGTCATATCAAAACTAAATAGTTCAGTGAACGGAGAAAGTAACATTAAAAACCAACCAACATGAAAACCCATGCACATTGGACAATGAAATACTTTTCCGTATCCCCAACAAGACTCTTTTGCCGGTCTTAGTTTTTTCAACAATGGCAGATCGCTATACACCAAAATTTGCGTAAGGCCATAAGCACAAAGGACAAAAATTAAAAGTTCCACTAATTCGGCTCAACTTGTTTATATGCTTTTAAGTTAACTAGATAGTTCGCTAGTTTCTGTTCAGCATATCTATCTGGATCCGATATCTCTTCGTCTCTGTTTTTTGACAAATCTTGAATTAATAAAGAGGCGAATTTATTAAGATGCCCTTCGTCTGTGATTTCTTCTGTTGGATCATCAATATTGAGAAGCTTCCCAATATAAGATTTATTAGCCTCTGCATCATTAGCGCCATGGCCGATATATTCACCAGCGGCTATTTGAAGAAGTTTTACAGCAGGACCAACAATTTCTTTCGCATTCCTTACGGCGTTAAACCCTTTATTAAGGAGTTTCCCGGTCGTCCATAATCCCCTTAAACCTGACGCCACATTACCAACTATTGGGAGGGTGCCGATAGCATCTAATGATGCATTGACAATATCTTCTCCAAATTCCTCTACTACGAACTTAAAAGTTTCCACGCTGGCTAGCTTGGCAGAAATAATATATAAATCACGCTTAATTTTATCCACATAATCGCCGGCGGTCGTTTCTTCTTCCAAGATAAATCGATCCCAGCGCTCCATGATCAGCTTCATTTCAGACATTCCAGAATCCCTACATCGTATACATTGAATTCATAGAATAAGAATCTCGGACATAGCCCTTGCGAATGGAGCCCTGCTCGACAGCTTGCGGCACTTCGCCAAGTTCCGTAGAGTCTTCTTTTTCTGGGTTTACGTACTCGTCTTCGGCGGCGGCGATAACCGCGTCTGTTGCCTCAAAATATGGCCTCTCTTCGTTGATGAAGTTGGAAATATTAATCAGAGCCATCTTGGCCGAACTCATATCTTCATTTTTTGGAGTTTCCATGATCGCCTCAAAAGAGCCGTAAAAGGAGCCGGCCTGAATAGATTCTGGAATTATAATGCCCCTCTTGCGGAGATAGGCAAACAATCTATTTTGGGCGCCATATACGTAATCTGAAATAACTTCCTTGGGAAACGCTGTAACCTTACCCTTTGAAGGCGATAAAACAATATCAATGTCGCCGTGGTCAAAAATCATCAGATCCCCACCCAAACTCTTGCGCACATCCATCTCAAGAGTGATAGTTTTCCTGTTGGCCTCGTCGCCAACTCTAATCGTTATCGCCATTATAAATTTCTCCGACTAATGATTGGGTTTTTAATATAGTAATTAATGTGCTTTCGGTAATTTCAGCCTGCGCATATGAGTTTAACTCATTGATGATGTTTCTTGTTTTTCTACTCATCTCTCCGTCATTCTTAATTTCTGGGGCCTGAACTGACGCCTCTGTTAATTTTAATTTCAACCTTGCGATCTCTTCATTGAGGAATATCTTAAGACTTAGAGCGTTATCTGAAAAAGAGGCGATGTAATACGTTAGAAGCTTTTTCTGTTCGTCTAGCAATTCTCCATCATATCTTTTATTGAACTTCTTAACAAATTCTCGATAGGTGATATTGTCGATTGACGGCATTGAAGAGTCCTCTTCCTCTCCCACCATATTTTTGATAATCTCGCTCTCTAGAATAATTCTACTTTTAGGAGAGGTTTTAAGAGAAAAGATTTGATCGATTGTGGCCAGCGTTTTATAGTTTGGCACAAAATTGTTATAAAGTTTCGGTGACAGTTCCTTGTTAATGTCGTGAATTAATTCCGTTTGTTGGGCAAATAAATCATTTGGATCGAGCATTCTCTTTTGGATTCTTGCTTCTTCAAGGATCGCCTTAGAAGTCTCCCGATTCAAATCTTGATTCTCGTATAACGAGCGGTAACACTCCAAGTCTCTTTTAAGCAGGCTGCCGTTGCAGAAGTGTTTTCTTATAACAGAAACAACCTTGTCCCTCCTTTGATGGGAACCTTTGAGAATCGCCACAGTGGCTTCTCTAATCAGCGCCTCATACACAAAGGCCGTATTCCTTTTTTTATTGTGCCGTATCTTCATTCTTTTGCTCCAGTAATAGCGAGGCGCTTTTCTTTTCTAAATCTTCTAACAACACACGAACAGAAGCATCAACTGTGAATAATTTATCTTCTTCGTCCATTTCCCTTAAATTATAATTAGATTGCTCTTCGTTGTAAATCCCAACACTCGCGCCAACCGTTCTAGCCAAGGAGCCAATCTCGGCGCCCGGAAAGACGTTTCTTCTCGTTGAGCTGCTCTTTTCCGCGCCATGCATGCTATTGAAATGTCTTGTGCGGGGGCCAGAACCCGATCGCTTATCAACGCGTTTCGGATGATAGATTTTTCCTTTGGCACCGCGCGTTAGGTCCCAGTTGCGCGCGGCGGGCGTTAGGCGCGGCGAATTTCGGGAGCCCGGCGGAACTGCCAATAGGGCCGATTCATCACCAGGGGGCTCGCCCAGGGGCTCTTCGCCACCCAAAACTTCGGCGGCCTCACCACCAGCTTCTGCTGCCGGCATTTCCATTGGGCCTCCCAAATCGCCTCCCAAGTCTCCCATGTCTCCTAAGCCGCCGCCGTCGCTAGCTACTGCTTCTGCAACTTGCTGCAGGGACGCATCCTGCTTCCGATCAAAGTACATTTCACGCTGATTGCGTACGAACTCTTCGTGAGACATCCCAAAAATATTTTCTGTAACCCAGCGGCGCGAGAAAAAACCCTCCGTAGCGGAAGCGGCAATATCAAACTTCTGCTTCCAGTGTTCTAGTTCCTGTAGTTCTGCTATCTTAGACGGGTTATTCAGCCCCAATGAAAATCCAAGGAGGTCATCACCTCGGAATCCCAATGTATAAAGATGAATGATTCCGATCTTTGTTAGTTCTGCAACAATAACTCTCTGGAGTCTTTGTATCGTTCTGGCGAACCGAATATCTTTTTGTGCCAAAGTCGTTTTGTCTTCAGTGGCGCCGTCGCCCATTGTAAGGTATGATTGGGGAACTTTAAGAGCGCTAAACAATTTATCACGAAGATACTTAACATCGTCTATCTGTGTGGTATTTGTCCCCCCGGCAAGATTTGTGATGTCGGTCACGGATCCGGCGCGCACCGGAATGAAATAATCTTCTTCAATGGCCATCGGGTTATAGCGAAGATCTATGCGGCCGGTCGATGCATCAACAACAGAGTGGCGCTTAAGCTGTGTTACTATTTTTTCCATGTATTGTTCGACATCTTGGGGCGGAATGGCGCCAACATCAATCTTAAATACTCGTCGCTCGGATGAGCGAACAACACGATAAGCCATCATCGCGTCTTCCATTAATGTTAATTGACGCCAAATGCGGCGGGCTGGCTCTAGAATTGACGAACCATAGGGGACATTCTTATCGTTGCCCAAAATACGAAAATGGCAAATTTGCCAGTTTTCGAATGTCATGCCGGCCGAATTCCACTGATACTGCACATAATTTGGATTTGTAGAGTCCTTGCCCTCCAATCTTTCAATATCCTGCGGCGGTAATGCGATAACAGACTTAATCCCATATTTGTCATCGATATCTAGAAACAAAAAGAAGTCGCCATATTTACACATCGTGCGACTCCAACCAAACAAATTGTATTGCAAGTTTAGGATCTGATCAAATAAAATTGTAAGAACTGCTTTTATCTCCTCGTTTGAGCATTTGATTCTTAACATCGGACGCAGTTCTGAATATGTAGTCATTTCATCTGAATAAATATCCAACGTCGAAGCTATCTCTGGAGTGTATTCCATTTGATCAAAATCAATGTAACGCTCGCCGCGACGTTGATTCGCAATTGCATCTGTGGATATTACATCCAGGGGGTTATATAATGTCTTCTTGAACTGTTGTCCAGAGGCCGACTTGAATCTGGAACTAAACTTATCTAGATGCTGCCTTCTGATGCGACGACCAGACTGTGACCGATAGCTAATAATCGGGCCAGAAAATAGCCTAGTCAGGGCTTTGAAGAGTTGCGACTCTGAATTGTTGGGGTTCTTGCCCGCTCTGCCTAATGCCATTATAAACTCACTTTATGATCCATTTGTATTGTCCCCAATGATCTTCTGCCTCGGACATCAAGTCGGCGGCATTGTTCCTTCTATAGCCATGCTGGCCTTTCAATTGGGTGTTAATCGTTGTTTTGACCGTGTAAATCGCGTTGGCGAAGGCTTTTTGGTAATTCAATTCCCTAAAATTACTCTGAATAGCAGTATCCCTTACCCAGCATGCGATGGCTAAGGACATAATCAAATCGTCATGATACCCCTTCATTGCTTGTGGTCTGCCATTTTTCCAAATAAAAGTCTTCATTTCCTCTACAGCGCGAAAAGAATACACCTTAATTAGTTTATTCCTGATAAACTCCTCTAATTTCGCAATGACAAGTGGTCTAGTTTTCATACTAGTTGAGAAACCTGCCACCGCTGACGTTCTGTATTCTGCCTGATGCTGCTCAATGTATTCATGAGTTGACTTAATGGAGTGGTATAGATTGGGGTACTCGCACTCCGTCAATTTATCTAAAACAGTATAGCCGATATTATTGTTTTCGACTACCATCATGCAATTGCCGAATTCGCGGCCGACTTGGTTAAGTAATACCGAAAACATATCCGGTGTCAGCTTGCCCCGGTATTCCCCTATGCACTCTAAAGTCTCTAGTTTTATCACGTGAAAAGCAGAATAATCTTCCCCGTCGCCCCGGGCCACATCTGCGCTCAATAAATAATTGCACGCTGGATCATATTCCTCCCAGAGCCAGAAATTACGATCAAAGCCGGTGCGCCGCTTCGGCTCTTTTATCTGTGACAAGAGCCACGTCAGATCTTCTGAATCAATGACAGTCTCGCCGGATGTATTGAAGTTGCATTCTAATTCCTGCGCAATCTGCCGCTTGGACATATTTCTAGTTTCTTTCTCGTACCACTTTTTATCCCTTTCTGGGTGGACATCCCATAAGAGAGTGGTTAGGTGAAAATTATTTGTGCTACCAGTGGCGCCGGTGCAAGCTTTATGAAACCAATTTCCTACACCTTTGGGAGTAGAAATGGCAATACACCGACCACCAGTTGAAAGAGTCGGATACAAACCAGTCCACAGTTCTTCTAAACCTTCAATGTGTGCGGCCTCATCTAATACCAAAAGAGACAAAGCTTCTGAACGACCGGCATCGCCGGCAGTAGAAGCCGCTTTAATGGAAGAACCATTAGAAAGTTCAAAAGACGTGCGATTGTCAATATCGATACTGGCTATGCGAATCCAATCCGGAAGATTCTTCATAATCTTCTTGACTTTGTTAACCAAGTTGCCGGCCGTTGCGAATTTGGTTGCCATAATAAGAATTGACTTATCGCGATGAAAAAGCATCAGCCAAACAATATAACCGGCAGTAATCGTTGAGATTCCTAGCTGTCTCGCCTTGAGGACAACATTGAAGCGATAATCATTGAAGTCTTTTAAAAGCTCATCTTGGTAATCATATGTATTAAAAAGGACAAGCCCGCGCATCGGATGAGATATGCGGGCATACGTCTGCAGAAAATAAGCGGGATCCTTACCGCATTTTAATATTTCCTTTACTCTTTGTTTTTTGTCTAGTTGAAAAGCCATACATTTCTTTTAAATCATCAGTCTACTTCAATATTTCTCTGTATTTGGAGTCCTTAGACTTCATTTATTTAAGCCACAGATGCAATAAGTTCTCACTCCAACACCCAAGCTTGATAAATCTTCTGTTTTTATACTTTTAATTATCAATGGTTTCCCAAGAATATATTCGTGCTCATGTTGATAGGCGCTTAATGCCGATATGTCTGTCCCATATTGCGGATTGTTGACAAGAAATAAGCACCATTTTCCAGCCGATACATCTTGATCGTCGGCAAAGCCTACAGCAACTTTTTTATTTGTTGACCAAGAAGAAATCATCTTGTTGTTGAATGCAGTACCAGTTTTCAAATTACCATATATCTGCTCAGGGAGTCTCAATCCTCTATAGATTGTTTTATTATTCTGTCTCGCAAATCCTGTCATGGCACCACATTGAATTAAAACATAATTCGCAATCGTATAAAGCTCTTTGGTGGGTTTAAATAAATAAGGGGGCAAATGAGTGCCTCTTTTTATCTTATTTTTGTATTGTTTTGATATTCTACCATCGTCCTTGTGATCTTGACGTTTTGAATCGACATAGGAAGGAACGCCGACGCCGTGGCCCATTATTGGCGACATGAGTTCTTTTGCATCTTCATCAGAAAAGTTCTCCGGACTTCTGACTGTGATTACACTACCAGCAGTAAAAAGAATTATCGAATTAATTATTGCCATCTCTTTTGGATCAGTGATTTTACTTACATCAATTTGCCCAATAGACTCATATTTTGAAATCACCTCTCTAATGACACTAGGAGTAATTTGCTTTACAATTTCTATAGGAGAAGCACTACCATCCTCGGTTATATTAGAGAACCCTTTTGGTATTTCTCTGCCGGATGCATGAGTCTTGGATAATAAGTCATCAAGCAAAGCAGTAGTTTGTTGTTCAACCAAAAACTTCTTCCAGTTTTCAATTATAAGTTTCACGATTATGATTCTTTTCCTTAGTTCGCAGATATTCTATAATACTTACCAGAATTCGAAGTCTTAAAATAAATGACTTCGTTCCCGTTATACGATTGAGTGGAGCCCAAATAAACTATCTGGTCTTTCCGATCATCCCAATTAGCCGCGCCCGGGTCCGATATCTCTCTTCTGCCAACTGCTTTTTGAATTAATGGAAGGTGCTTTTCTTCATCCCAAATGTTATCCCGGCCGCGCGGTACATGGTCCATCCGAATTTCCTCGGCCTCTATGGCCCCACCCAGAGTGATCTTTTCGAAATTTTTGGGGGACATAGGAACAGCCATCCCGGCTCTTTTATAGCCATCCCCTCTTAGTGTATTAAATAAATTTTCGGTATTCACATTCTTTGATCTCTCATCGGCGTAAGAAATATAAGGCTCACCATGTTCGTCTACAAGCAAAATATTTCCGTTATTAATATCATAAACTTTTCTTTTACCCTGTATACTTCTCTTTGACACATTGTCAGATGGAAGGTTTTTAACGTCGAAGCGCTTAAAAACACTATCTAATACGTATCTGATGCGACTATCTGATGTTCCTTCATTGAGGATTCTCCCCATCTCTTCTTTGATAATTCTTTTTAATTGTGCTTTTGTAATTCTCATGATTGTGGTCCTTTTAATTGTACTTTTGTAATTCTCATGATTGTGGTCCTTTATCTTTTTTACGAGTATCATTTTGTGGGCGCTTTCCGCCGGCGCCATCCCAGCCGCCCTGATCCAAAAACTTTTTCCAGCTACCTTCTACTCTATCTTCAGATCCGCCGGC